GAAAAAAACTAACGCCCAAGCAAGAGCGGTTCGTCAAGCTCTATCCCATCTACCTTAACGGCAAACGAGCGGCCGAAGACGCGGGTTATTCGCCCAAAAGCGCGGGCTTCATCGCTTGGGATCTGCTGAATAATCCTCGATACGCCCACGTACAAGAGGCGATCCGTGAGGAGATGGAGCGCATCAATAAGCGCCTCGAGGTCACCCAGGATCGCATCCGCCAGGAGCTTGCCAGGATCGCCTTCGCTAACATCGCCGACTTCGCCGATTGGGACGGGGAGCGCCTTGTCGTCAAGCCCAAGGAGAGCATCGATCCTTTGGAGTGGCCCGTGATCCAGAAGCTCAAGCAGACCAAATACGGCGTCGAGCTGGAGTTGCACAACAAACAGCCGGCGCTTGAGGCCCTGGCCCGCATTGAGGGCATGTTCAAGGACAATCTCGCCGTGAAGGGCGAGGGACTTCTTCTTCGGATCGCGGGTTTGAGTGAGAGCGATTTAGCGGAACTGGACGCAGAGGAGGACGTCGGTTAAGTGGCGGTCCAACTCAGCGAAGAGCACGTGAAAATGATCCGCAGGGAGCGGCGGGCGAGGCAGCTCATCGACAAATGCCGCAAGAGCTGCCGCTTTTTTATCTCCCGCTACGTCCGCATTCAGAACAAGGACGCGGTCACCACCGGGGGCAGTGTCGTCATCCCCTTCACCATGTGGCCGGCGCAGATCGAGACGTTGCGGGCGTTTCTGACCAAGCGCCTTGTGATCGTCCTGAAAGCCCGCCAGCTTGGACTTTCCTGGCTTGCCCTGGCTTATGCTGCTTGGCGGCTTCTTTTCTTCCCGGGCTTCAGCGTAATCCTCATCTCCAAGCGTGAGGAGGACACCAAGGAGCTCGTCCAGCGCCTCGCTTTCATCTTCGAAAAGCTGCCTCGCTGGATGGTTCGGAGCCGGGAAGAGGCGTCAGCGATCCGAAAGCAAACGGGCGTTCCCTACGACGACATGCCCTGGCCGGTGTATGAGGCTACAACGCTTTCGGTGACGGTGTATCACCCGAACGCGCAGCCTTCCACCTTCATCGGCATGACCGCATCGCCGGCGTCCGGCCGGACGTTTACGGCGAACCTCGTGATTCTTGACGAGTGGGCGTATCACCAATGGGCCGAGGAGATTTGGGACTCGGTTTATCCGACGGTGAACCGACCTGATGGCGGTCAGGTGATCGGTATCAGCACCGCCGACATGGGGACGCTTTTTGAAGAGATTTGGAACGCCGCTGTTGCCGGCGAAAACGACTTTTACCCGATCTTCCTCCCGTGGCACGCCGACCCGCGGCGAACCAGGGAATGGTACGAGCAGACCAAGCGCAACATGCCCAACACCTACCGGAGGGAGTACCCGGCCACACCGGAGGAGGCGTTCACGGCCGGCTCCGGTGCCTTCTTCCCCGAGTGGGACCATGACGTCCACGTGATCGACGAGCCTGGCTGGTATCCTCCGAAAGACTGGCGCATCGTGGCAGCATACGATCCAGGCTACAGCAGCCGCGCCTGCTTCAAGTGGTACGCAATCGCACCCGATGGCAGCGCCGTGTGCTACCGGGAGTACTATCCGACTCAGGTCACAGACGAGGAGCAGGCCAGGACGATCATCCGAATGAGCCGGGACCCTGAAGGGTTCCCCGAAAAGATCAGCTACATCGTCGCCGGTCACGACTGTTGGACGCCGAACAAACAGACGGGAGAAAGTACGTTCGAAGTGTTCTCCAGGATCGGCCGGGAGGAAGGCTTTCCGCTGAACATGATCAAAGCGCAGACCGACCTTGCCAACGGGTGGAGGAGACTTCACTCCTGGCTCAAGCCATTCGACGACCCGGTGACGGGCGAGCGAAGGGCTTTGCTGCGTTTTACGCCGGCATGCGCCAACACGATCCGGACCTACCCCGCTCTCAAACAGAGCAAGACCAATCCCGAAGACTTGGCGTCCGGCCAGGAGGACCACCCGCAGGACTGCGACCGCTACTTCGTCATGAGCCGGCCGCGACCCGGCATCGACGAACAGGAACGAGAGCGCAGAAGGGTGCGTCGTGAACGCAGGATCAGGCCGGTTGTGAGTGAGGTAACAGGCTACTAGGAGGCCGTAACATGGCACTCGTGTTGCTCAGGCAGGAACGCAGGTCGCCAAAGGAACGTGCCGCGGAGCTCATCAACCGCTTCGACTACGCGGACAACTTCCGCAAGCAGTATGAGCGGCGCGCTATTGAAAACTACAAGGTTTACGTCGGTTACCGGCCGCCTTTGCCAGAGGAAGCCCAGGGCCGATCAAACCTTCACATCCCTCTCGCCTACGAGATGGTAGACACCTTGCGGAGCCGCATCCACCAGGCTTTCGTGAGGACGAGGCCCTACGTCGATTTTGTGCCCATTCCATCGGCCCAGCAGCTTTCCTGGTGGGCCAATCCTGCCTACGTCGAGTTTGCCGAGCAGCAGGCGAAGCTGGCGGCCGCCCTCGTCGATACCCAGCTTGAGAAGAACGACTGGGAGGCGGTCTTTTACGACTACCTGACCAGCCTGCTCATTTTCCCGGCCGCCATTTTGGCCGTAGGCTGGCGATACGAGCAAAAAAGAGTCCGCCGCCGGGTGCCTGTCACGACCGGCTTGCAATGGGATCCCTTCGGCAACATCATCCCACGCATCGAAATGCAGGTAATCGAGCAGCTCGAAACGGCATGGGATGACAACGAGATCATCAACGTGGACTTCTTCGACTTTTGGATCGACCCCAAGGCGACGGACATCGACAATGCCCGCTTTGTCTACCAGCGGGAGATCGTCACCCGCGGCCAGATCGAAGATTTGATGGTGACGCTTTCGGAAAGCCAAAGCGGGGATGTCTTTCAACTCGACTGGGAGGCGCTGAAAGACAAGGGCGCTGAATGGGCGCACGAAGGACGTTTCGAGAGACTGTCCGAGGTGGGCGTCTCCATCTCGTCGGACGACGGAGATTGGCCCGAGGGAGTCCGCAGAGGCGAGCTGTTTGAGCTACTCCACTACTGGGAAGATGACCGCCACGCAATCTTAGTCAACCGTGACCAGCTACTCTTCGACGGAATGAACCCGTACTGGCGGCACTCCAAGAAACCGTTTGTGTTCCAGTCTTGGGAGCCGCTTCCCAACGAGCCCTACGGCCTTTCTGCCATGGACATCATCCGGCATCTCAACGAAGAGCTCAACACCAACCGCAACCAGCGCATCGATAACGTGAGTCTCGTTCTGAACCGTATGTGGCTCGTTCGAAAAAATGCCGACATCGACGAATCGGAGCTTGTGAGCCGTCCTCACGGCATCGTCCGTGTTGACGACATTCACAACGACATCCGAGAACTCTCCATGTCGGACGTGACGGCCAGCACCTACAACGACGAGGCGATCATCCGCAGGGACGCAGAGAACGCTCTTGGGACGCCGGCGCTGGTACGTGGAGCCACCGACGCCAGCCGCCAGACGGCGACCGAGGCGACGATCAAGAACGCCTCGGCCGGCATTCGGTTCGACACCAAGATCGTCTTGTTTGACACGCTGGGACTCAAGCGCATGGCCGAGCTCATGGACCTGAACAATCAGCAGTTTGTGACCACGCCTCGCGCCGTCAAGGTGTTCAGCCACGATGAGGTTATGTCGTGGAAACTCGTCCAGCCCAATGAGATCATCGGAGAACACGAGTACAGGCCCGGATCGAGCGCTGTCGACCCGGCAACGAACAAAGAGGTGCGCCGGGCGCAGCTTACGCAGGCTCTTGAGGTCATCCTCAAGACGCAAATCCCGTTCGTGGACCTGTACGAGCTTGTCAAGGCGTGGCTCGAGACCTTCGACATCCGGAGTCCGGAGCGGATTTTGATTCCGCGCGAGGTGTTCGAGCAACAGCAGCTTCTTGCCCAGCTTGCTCAAGGCGGTCCCGCGGCGCTGGGACAAGCCCTCGCTCTAGGACAACTTGCTCCCCAAGCGCCCGCGCAGCCGCCGCCTCTTTCAATGAACCCTATCCAACAGCTTTTAGGCGCGAGAGGCATCGCGTCGTAAGGTGGTGAGGCAAGCCTGCTGCATGACCTCACATCCAGCGAAATCACGGCGCTGGCGACCCTTCGAGAGAGCATCGAGTGGGACATCGTAGAGGCCGTGATTCAAAAGCAAATCCGTCGTATCGAAGGACAGCTCGCAGAGACGGCCTTCACCAGTCTCGCTGACGTGACCAGGCTTCAAGGCGAGAGGCGTTCGCTAGTCTGGTTCCTCAGACTGGTGGAAAGGGCGCATCAACACCAACTTAAGGAGTGACAGAATGGCTGTTGAGGGACTCTATGGCAACTCCGAGGATTTCATCGAAAACGACAACCTGGAGCCTTCCCCCGACAACTCCGAACAGGAGCCGGGACAAGAAGGCGATGATAGCCTCGGAGCCGGCCCCGAAAAACAGGGAGAACCGGAGGAAAGCCAAGCCGAACAGCCCGAGAACAAACCCGGCGATCAGCCACAAGAGCTGATCCTCGGCAAGTTCAAGAGCTACGAGGACTTGGCAGAGGCGTACAAAAACCTGGAGCGACGCCTCGGTCAGCAGTCACAACAGAATAACCTGCAAATGGCTCAGCTTCTCCAAGCGATGATGGGGGGCGTTCAGCCGCCGGGAACGGTTCCTGGTGGCCAGCAGGCTCCGTATCCAGCGCAGGGGACATGGTGGGGACCCAATCCCTCCATGCCACAGGACCAGGGCGTTCCCTGGATGGCTCCCGGGACGACGGTTCCCGGCGTCACGTGGATGTCTNCCGGCGTGACCACGCCGCAACCTCAACCGTCCACCCCGCAAAGCTCTCAAGCCGCTGACGAGGAAGTGGACCCCAACAAGTGGCTTGACGAGTTTTACGAAAAAGGCCCTAAGGCCATTGACGCCAGGGTTGAGGCGAGGGCGCGCAAGATCGTCGAGGAGATGCTGAACCAAGCTTCCCAGCAGTACATTGCGCCGCTGGCGCAGTCCATGCAGGTCATTCTCGGTTTTGTCCAAAGCGAAGCCACTCGGCGGGCCTTCGCTCAAATGGCGCAGGAAGCCGCCAAAGGCAAGGACGACTTCAACGATCTTCGCCAAGAGATGGAGGCGGTGATCAAGGAACAGCCTCACATCCTTCTGATGGCTCAGTTTGGACAAAACCCCTACGAAATAGCGTACCAAGAGGCCAAGCGCCGAAAGGCGCAGGACCAGCAACAACAGCAAATCGAAGCCGCCCAGAAAAAGGGCGCTCAAATGCCGCGACCCACCGCGGCTTCTCGCCGGGAACCCCAGCCTCAAGACCCAGAGAAAGCCTACGTCCGGGCTCTATTCGGTCTGGACGGTTCTGGGCGCTCGACTCAGGGGATTTTCGGCCAGATCGAATAACTCGCCACGGCCCTGCGGCCGTGACGAGCCGCAAGGAGTGAGGAACGAATGGCAGTTTTGACCTATGACATCGATGAACACAGGAGAGATTTTGACGTAGCGGCCGAAATCGCCCGCTACGTCCCTGACACCACGCAATGGGCGGTTCTGCTCATGCGGGCGCGCAAGCGCACCACCGGAACCGCGGAGTTTTTCTGGTTCGATGAGGACGTCTACGTGTCGTGGACCAGAGTCGTTGGCTCCTACGGCGACTCGGACACCGAGATCACCGTCCAGGATGCAACGGCTTACGCTCCCAAAGATATCCTCAAGGTGCCTCGAACCGGCGAGGTCATGTTCGTGACCGCGAGCGATCCAACCACGAACACCATTACCGTTGTCCGCGGGTACTCCGGTACCACGCCGGCCGCTTTGAACGACGGCGACTGGACGCACAGAATGGGCAACGCCATGGAGGAAAACTCCACGGCACCGCAGAGCAAAATCGTTCAGCCCACTAAGTTCCGCAACTATACGCAGATCGTGCGGACGCCCTTCGATGAGTCCATGACGAGTAACGCCGAGGACAAGAAAACCCGCGAGAACGAGCGCACCCGCCTGCGCCGGTCCAAGGCCATCGACCACCGGCTCGACATCGAGCGCATTTCGCTGTTCGGCGTGCCTTTCGAGGACACGACAAACAAGCGCCGCACCACCGGTGGTATCGAGTCCTTCATCAAGACCAACGTCGTGGACTTCAGCGCTAGCGGCGGCGTCATGACTGAGCAGGACTTCAACCAACACGTCCTTGAACCGGCGTTCACCTACGGCAACGGCCGGAAGGTCTTCGTCTGCTCGCCCGCTTTGGGCGGCATCATTAATAGCTGGGCTGCGGATCGCATCGAAACCAGGTCCGGAGAGGAGACCTACGGTCTGCGCCTTCGCATCTACAAGTCGTTCTTCGGCGATGTCGCCATCGTTCCGTCGCGGGTTCTGGAGCACGAGTACCGCACCTGGGGCTTCCTGCTCGACATGGACTACGTGTACTACCGCCCGCTCCGTGGCCGCGACACGAAGCTGCGCGCCAACATCCAGGAGAACGACCGGGACGGTTGGAAGGACGAGTATATGACCGAGTTTGGCATGGAGCTTCGGCTTGAGAAGGCCCATGCCATCGTCAAGGGCGTCACGGCGGGCGCGGCCTAAACAGCGCAAAAACACGATGAAAGGGAGCGCTTCGAACGGCGCTCCCTTTCATCGCGCCTAGGAGGGCACTTATGGCTGAAAAAACGTACATCAGCAGGATTGCACGATACCAAATCGTGATGAGACCGACAAGAAGGGTAGACGGCCAGTTAGTTCCGGGAAAGGTGATCGTGTTCAACAACAACCGATACACGACCGCCGATCCCGAGGAGCAGAAGGCCATCGAAAGCTCTATAGACTTCGGCCGCCTCATTTTCGTCGACGGCGAAGCCCCACAACCTGTTCGCCACCAGCGCCAGGACGATCTTCGAATCGAAAACCAGCGCCTCACGCAAGAGTTGGCTGAGCTTCGACGTCAGCTTGCCGAGCTTCAGAAGGCAAAAGTGGGAACGGCAGAGACACGAGTCGAGGTGACCGCAGAGNCTCCTAAAGCGATAACGAAATCGAAAACCAAGGCAGACGACAAGCCCAAAATCATAATTCCCAACGGCCAAAAGTGTGAGGANCCTGGGTGCTCCAATGATGCCGTNACCGAGAACGACGGCATGTTTGTTTGTGCTGAGCACGCCGTGTGAGGAGGGCGTGAACTAGGGGAGGGGACTTCGTGGTCCCTCCCCACGTCTTTGGAGCCTGAACATGCGCGCGAGGCTGGACTGGAACGAACCGAATAGAAGCGGCCCTGGATGGGATCCGACCGAGTGGCGCAGGCCAATCGACAGCCTGGAAGAGTTGCAGCAAGGGGAGCATGAGGGCCTGGTCGCGGTGGCACCAGCTGCGCTCAAATTCCCGGAGCAGCTGCATTGGGTGTTCGGTCCATACGAGGTCGGCCTGACCGACGACTTGGAGGCCCGAGTCTGGGTCATCTACCGGGACGAGCAGGACCACATCTGGCTCATACGCAGTACGGACGACTACACCGATGTTGCAGACAAGCAGCTGCTCCCCTGGTCGCCGCAGGGCAGCCGGTGGCCGAGCCTGGTCTTCGACACCAACGGGAAGCTCATTCAGGCAGTGACGTTCCGTCCGGCGGGCCAGGACGACGACGAGATTTGGGTTGTTGAGGACGGGGGGCAGCCGATAGAGATCGCCCTGGGGACACGCCCGGTGTTGTACCGTGACCCGGATGACGACATCCTCTGCTTCTATCACCGGGACGGGAAAATTTACTACCGTGCCCGGTCGCAAAACTATGCCACCGAGCACCTTTTGCCCACCGTGGGCAAGGGCGAACCCATCCTCCGCGCTGTGCGTACCTGGACCCGCTGGCTGTTCGTTGACGCCACAGGGTACGCTGTCGTCTACCGGCCTGTTGCGATTTACACCGTCAGCGAGCAGCCAAGGATTTTCCGGTACGTCATGACTGAACCGAAGATAAAGGCTGGCCTGTCNCATGCCGCTTCGATGTCGGTTGGGTTTGGCAGCATTACATGGGAACGGATTGTCCTAGATGACGTGACCCTAGCGAACGCAGCGGCGTTGTCTCTTGTTGAGTTAGGCAGCATTCTGTGGGAGGGCATTCAGAAAACGACGACTGAGCTAGCAAACGCCGCAGCACTTGGCATTAGCGAGGTTGGCGGGCTGATGTGGACAGAGATTCAGAAGACAACGGAAGAACCCGCCGACGCTGCTGCTCTCTCTCTGCCAGGGGTAACCATCCTATGGATTGAGGTGTAGGCGCGATGGAACTGGCGACTCCTATGCTTTCCGCACGTGGGGAAGTAGAACTGACCCTGCGTGATGTGGTGACAGGGCGAGTGGAGACAATCCACAGCCGCAATTCCTTAACCCCATACGGATTACTTCATTTGCGGAATTATAGGTTCAATGACTACCTCCCAGGACCGATAATACACACGTTCGTGGACTACTTTTACCTTAACGGCGAGTCTGGTCGGAGGAAAACCACTACGCGCATTAGCCGGAACATTAGCCCCCCATTCCCATTGAGCGTTCAGTATGGTGCTGTGTTTGCCCCAGGAGAGGGAACTGGCCCGGTAGACTACATTGTCGGCACGACGGACACCAACCTGAACAACTCGTTTTTCATATACACGCTGCCCCAACCCATCACCAAAGGGCCGAACCACGAACTAACGGTCGTCTGGACGTGCTATTTGGACATACCGCAAAGGGTTAGCCAGAAGCTGATACCAGGCGGACAGAGAGACGGCGTAACGGATGTGCTTGTAACGACATATGTAACCGACTACATGGCGCAGAGTTTTATCTATACCCCAGAAGGAGGTGCAAGACCAAGTAGCCCTGAAACATCCACGTTCCGTTACCGGGCCGGTACTAGCAACGCTCCTTCTGACATCCAAAACGATACAGACAGCCTCAAAGGCAGCAGTCTCGGAGAGCTACAGGGCACCGGCTTAACGATTCGTGCTCGCACCTCTGACTGGAACGGGCAGATAGGGGAGATAGTGGTGCACCAGCGTGTCTTGTATAGAACAGGGGGGTATTATACCTACGTCCCCGTCTGTCGTTTCACTTTTGACCCCCCGTTGGACAAGACGAGTGACTACGAGTTGGAGTTGTCGTGGGACTACGACGCTGTGGAGGTGCCCCCACCGTCATGATTTCTTCTTGGACCTTCCACGGAATTTGGGGCGACCCCAACACGCCCCCCGCAGTCGAGGTGTTTGTCCCACTGGTGGGGGCTTGGACCAGCTTTGTCATCGACGTGTCCGAAGGCGTTCAACGGCTTGGGCGCGTAACCCACGGATACCTGTACTGGTACGACAAGTTGCCCAAGGGCACGTCGATACTCTGCGACGTGCGTGTGAACGACACCGGCGACTGGCAGCGCGACTTGGTCCGCGGCACGCCTATCCGCCGCGCTCATGAGTGGAACGACGTGCCGAATCCGTGCGTCCGCATCCGGGCGCGGCTCTTCACCATGGCCGGTGACGTGACGCCGCTGGCCGACATCTATTTGGTGAAGCTGGCTGTCGTCCTGTCTCGCCGCGGGTCGATGGCCTGGCAGACGGAACAAGGCATACGGCTTGACTGGAGGGAGGATTCGTGACCGGAGAGGAGATTCGCCAGGAGGCTATCCGGTACAGCGGCTTCGACATCACCGAGGAAGACGCGCTGGCGTGGATCAACGAGGCCCTGCGGCGCTTGGGCGACATGGGCCTGGTGTACGGGCGTCTAGACGTGGACGCCCAGGCCGAAGTCTCTTATGTGTTGCCTCCCGACGCGCTTCACATCGTGCGGGTGGAGCATAGGGCCAGCCGACGGCCTTACGACGGCTGGCGACTGGTCGGGGACGAAATTATCTTTCATGACACTGGTCAGTACACCGTCTACGCACGCCGGATGCCTCCCCCGCTTCAGTTCATCGAGGAAGAGCCGTCTGTCCACATGGCCTTTCATCAGGCGATTGTCTTCTACATGCGCGGCATGGCGAAGCTGAAGGACGATGATGCCTCTCCGGATGGACACGCGCTACTGCAACGCTTCGAGGAAGAGGCTACTCGGGCGTTCCGACAGCTGCAGCGCTCTCGGTCGCCTAGGACCATTAGGGTGATTCGCTGATGGCTGGCCGGGAAATTACCGTCTATCGAGACTTCCGCCGAGGCTTGAACGTGGATGTAGCCCCGCACTTGCTGGACGACACGGAGTTGGTCGTGGCCAAGAACATCGAGCTTGGGTTGCGCGGCGCGCTGCGTACCCGCAAAGGCGTAGTGCGCCTCAACCAGACGTCTTACGGTGCGCCGGTAACGCAGCTGTTTGAGTGGCCTCGGGACGATGGATCCGTTTGGCTCATGGCGGTGGTAGGAAATAAGCTCTGTCGTATCGATCCGGCGACAGGGAGCAAGACTGACGTCGCAACGGTGGCCCGCCCAACGGTGGGCTACTTTGTTTTCCAGGACAAGCTGTACTTCGTGGACGGTAACGGATTCTACGTGTACAACGGTACTACGACCGTCGCCGTCACACCGAAGGACCACCCGGAGAACGACATGACGCCCATCCGGCGTTGCACCATGCTGGTGCGTCATCCGAAGTCGTTTCGATTCTTTGCAGCCGGAGACCCGCAGCACCGGTCCACGCTCTACTACTCGGAGCCGAACGAGCCTGACTTCTGGAAGGGCACATCCAAGCTCGTTCCGTCGCAAGCGGACGGTGCTATCACCGGCCTGGCACTCCTGGCCGATGCCGTACTGGTGTTTTTCACCAACGCCGTGTGGGTCTGGCGTGGCATCGACCCGGATGAGGACGTTATCTGGGAACGGTTGTCCGCGCCGGAGGGTACGGCGGCTCCCGGCAGCATCGCCTTGACACCGATGAGTATGACGTTCCTGGGAGCAGGCGGACTGTGGGTCATGAGCCCGTCAGCGTTGGGGCTGTCCGGTGAGATTCGCTCCGATGGGCAGGCGTTTATCAATGTTTCCGACAATCGTGTGAATTCGCTTCTTGCTAGCATTACGCAGCGGGACAAGGTAGCTGCCGCCTACGACGCTAGGAGGCAAAAGTACCTCCTGACGTTCACCACAAAGGCCACGGGCGGGAATGACCGGATTCTTGAGTACGACTGGTCCCTTGGTTCCTTCGTACTGCACGAAGGTATCCCGGCACACTCGCTGCTGTATACCCAGGCGGGAGACACTCTGGCTGGCATAGACGGCTATGTGCTGCGTCTCAACGATGGCAATCTGGACTTCGACGGAATCCCCCAGCCGATAGCGATGGAGGTGTTAACTCCGCCGTACAACCCGGCACCCATGACGCCGAAACAGTTTCAGCGGTTGCTGGTGACGTTCTCCAAGACGAGTGAGCAGATGTCGCTGCCCTGTGATGTCATCGTGGACGGCGCTACGGTGCTGTCCATTGACTTGGCACAATACGTCGACACGCCAGCGCATACCGACATTGTGACGGCTAGAGTGCCCATGCATGTCAACGGAGAGAGCCTGCAGTTGCGCTTCGCCGTGGAGCAACTGGACCCGGTGACGCTGTACGCATGGGCGTTTGAGTGGGTGCCGTTGTGGAGGAAGGGAAAGCAGATATGAGCATCCGTCGCACGTCCCACTTTCGAGACCCGAAGCTGGAGTTGCAGATGGAGGAGCTTCGGCGCGCTGCTGCGAGCAGCGAACTGGAGGAACACGCCAACCGTAACGGCGGCGTCCACGGCCTTGGTCCGCAGGACGTATTCGAAAGCGTGGCCGGCGCGCAGGCGAAGGCAAACGCGGCGCTTGCGGAAGCACGGAGCTATACGGACCAGGAGTTGGCGAAGGCGCTTGCGGAAGCAAGGAGTTATACAGATCAGGAGTTGGCGCAGGCGCTTGCGGAAGCACGGAGCTATACGGACCAGAAGTTGGAGCAGCTGCAGCAGATCGTGCTGTATCGCCAGGCGGGGCCGACGAGCAATCGCCCCGATGGCGTTGCAGTCGGCACGGTCTACTTTGATACCACCCTGGGCAAGCCCGTCTGGTGGACAGGCTCCGATTGGGTGGACGCGATGGGGGATCCGGCCTAATACGCTTGACGCCAGTACTGATGTAAATGGGGTTGGTAACGTGAAGCTCACGCCACTTCAGCCAACCGACATACCGACATTGCAACAATGGCTCTCGGATGAGAGCCTTTTTCATTTACTGACTGTGGAGCCTTTGGACTACAGCAAGCCGTTCTACCTGTTCGTTGCCCGCGAGGGCGAAAGCGTAATCGGGTGGGCTTCTGTGTTCAACGTGGACCTGTGGAACGGCAAGGCTCAGGTAGGACTGGCTGCTCCGGGCGCTAGGCAGAAAGCGCTAGTGATTGTAGGCAAGCTGTTATGGCTTGCCTTTGAGTTCCTTAAACTTAATCGTATAGCGGCTCGTGTACGCTCTGGTAATATGATAGTGATACAAGCACTCGAAGGTCCTCTGGCACGCAGGTACGGCTTCTTCAAGGAAGGGGTGGAGCGCCAGGGGTACGTGAGAGACGGCGTTGTGGAGGACATTTACATCTACGGCTTGACGAAGGAGGTGTGGGAGCGTTATGGCAGAGGTCGTTGTTCCGGCTCTAATCGGCGGGGCTGTGAACGCAGTGGTGAACAGCATATTCAACCCTCCTCCGCCGCAGCCACAGTTGCCGCAGGTGCCTGAAATCCCCGTGCTGTCGCGGGAGGAAGCGCTGCAACTAGCACAGTCCATGCTCAACCCACTGTTCGATGAGCAATTGCAGGAGACCCTGCGGCGTGTGGATATTGAGAATATCCGCCGAGGGTTCTTTGGGCAGGTGCCTGGGGCGGCGTTGTCCGGTGCACGGGCGGCGGATGTGGAACGCTCCAGGGCTGCGACCATCGCGAACCTAGCAGAGCAGATGGTGGGTCAGAGCCAGCAGGCGGCGCTCCAGGCTGCGGCGCTCGCGCAGCAGGGCGTGCTTCAGCAGCACCAGCTTGCGCAACAGCAATGGCAAAACCTGTCCAACAGTCTCATGCGAGGGATCCAGACCGGCCTACTCGGGGCTCAGATGTGGAGCGACTGGACGGGACTGGTGCCGTTTAGCGGGGGCCAGTGGACGCTAGGCTCCCGCCAGGCGTTGAGCAACATCGGCGTTCCGCAGGCACTGAGCAGCCCGCCGACCAGCGGAGCGTCCCAAAACTGGATCAACCCGTATTAAGGAGGGGTTGCAAGTGGCAACGGTTCAGGAGATTCTTCAGCAACTCAGCCCTGTTGTGAGGAGCGCATTGTTCCCGCAGCAGGACATCGCCCTTGAGCAGATTGCTCAGGAGATCGCCCGCCAGGAGCTTCTTGGCGGTGTTGAAGCCCTATCTAGGAACGTGTTCGGTCGCCCCACACAAGATGCGCTGCTACACCAGATGAACATCGCCAACATGCTTTTGCAGGCCGGTGAGATCGATGAGGCCAGACAGCGTGTAGAGTCCATCCTGCCGTTCATGCAGGGGCGCACGCTCACACCGCAGATGAGAGGGGCGTTGCAGGACTTCGCCCTGGCTCTCGCTTCCACCAGAGAAGTTCCGTTGGAAAATGTGCTGCAGCTTGTTCCTGGTCGTGCTCCTGGGACCTACACGATCCAGTCTGCGCTTCAGGACTACGCCTGGAGGTCTGCCCTGCGCGGCCTGACGGGTATTGGCATTGACCCGATGACGGGTCAGCCTGGGGTGCTGCCGCAGATCATGCAATGGCTCTCGCTGGCCGGTACCTCTTTGCCTGGAGTGCTCACCTCCCCGGTGGCAACTGCTGCACAGTTTCCGTCTGTGAGGTGGATCATACAGCTGCTGCTTGATCTGCTTAACATTGGTGGGGAAAACAATGAAGACAACAACCAGTAAACGGAGGGGGCAGTTCGAATGGCCTTCTTCCGTGAAACGCCGGAAGAGCTGAAAAAGCAGCTAGAGGAGTTGGAAAAACAATACGAGGGTCATCGCCGTCCGCAGAATGAGGCGCTGGAAAATGCGTTGGACTTCCTCAAGAATCTCCTGCGCCAGATAGATGCGTCAAGTGCCGTTGCCGCGTCCGTGTTTTATGACCCCAGCACCCGCCACTACCAGGAGCACCTTGCTCCTAAGATAGAGGAGGCTAGTCCAGCAGCGCGGTTCATTGGTAACCTCATCGGGACGTTGGTACTAGTGTGGACGGGCGGCCAAATGCTGGGGCAAGCCGGGCGGGCGGCGATGATGTTCCCACAGATCGCCTCCCGCGTTCCCCAGGTGTCTCCGTTCACCGCGGAGCTTGTGCGTGACTTGGCGCTAGGCCCGACTGTGGAAGCTCTGCGTGCGGCGCTGGGCCATGAGGTCACGGCAGAGGACGTGCTCCGCAGCACGGTTACCATCGGCGGCGCTGGTCTTGCCGCAACCCCTGTCCGTCGCGCCCTGCAGGGTGCTTCTCCCTGGCTTGCTCGCCCTGCCATCGGTGCCGCCGCAACCGCTGGCGCGGCGGCAGGCGCTGCACCGTTTGAGGAGGGCACACTGCCTGAGCGCCTGGCGGCTGTGGCACCGGAGGCGCTGGGCACGGGCCTGGCAATGGGGCTGCTGTATCCTCTTGGACAGACGGCTCCACAAACTGTGCGTAAGGCTGTGGAAGAAGCTGTGGAAGAAGCTGTGGAGCAGGCGGCTCCGCAACTGCGCCGCCTCACCCGCTTTGAACTGACCCGCATGCCTGTGGAAGAGCAGCGCCGTATCGCGAGCATGACCGACGAACAGTTGCGTGAAGCGGGAATTGAGCTTGCAGAGAAAGCCCGCGAGTACCTACAGTTTCGGTTCGATCCGAAGTACGCCGAGTTGATCTCGTCGTGGGAACGTGCGGGTGTGCCCAATGAGGTCATCAGCAACGCTATTGCCAGGACGGACCCAACCTCCCTGGCGCGGAGGCAGCAGCGCTTGCGCCGCACGGGCATGTTGGAGATCCCCATGCCGCAACGCCGCGGCTGGGTGCGGATGCCTGCGGAGCGCGCTAACTACGAGGTGGCCCAACGTGCGTACATCAATGCCGGTCGTCCGCCGTCTATGATCACCCTTCGGGAAACGCTGCCTGACCCGATCCAGCGTCCGCCTGAGGCGCTTGCTCGTCTCACACCCGAGCCCCCGCGATCCACAGCCTTGGAGCAGCCTATGGCACCGCCGCAACAGCCGCTGACGCCTTCTGGCTCTGTGAGCAGTATCAGCGTCACCTCCCCCGTTCGTTCCGTGGAGGACGTGATGCCTGGCGACCGCGTGTTCAGCCAGCGTCTCGGGAAGTCTGTGGAGGTTGTCAGGACCAACGTCAAGACCATCACGGTCAGGGACGCAGACGGCAAGACCTACCGCCTGCCCCCTTCCGACCTGCTCCGGGAGCAGGCGGTCCGGCGCGAGGAGGTTGTGGCCCCCGCCCGTCCTCTCATCCGTCGCCCGCCTGTAGAGCAGGAGCCTGTGCGCCTAGACCCCGTGCAGGCTGAAAGAGTCATGCAGCAGCCCGAAGCGATTGTGGCCGATATGGTTGTCAACGACCGCTTCGAGGGCCTGTTCGCGCCGCTGGGCGACGTGATGGGTGACGCCTCCTCCCTGCCCAAAGAGGAGATGCGCCTTCTGCCCCGCAACCTGCGAGAGCAGCTTGAGGGTATCGACGAGCACATCAAGGCGCTCAACGGCCAGGCCATGCGACTGCTCCGCCGCCACAAGGCGAAAGCTCCGAGTGACCTGCCGCCGCAGGCGCAGGAGAAGTTCATGCAGATCGTGGACCAGTTGAACGAAATGAACCGCAGGCGGAACGAGTTGAAGCCTGCTGTTATCGGAGCACTGGAGAGCCGTGGGAACCTGAGCGAAGCGCTGGCGAGGCGTATCCAAAACGAGCGTGACGCAGGGTTTGTGGTCTTTCAACGTCCTCCTGAGCCTGTGGAGACGACGCCTGTTACAAGGGTTGCGCAAGAAGCGGCACAACCGACGCAGACTGTGCAGGAAACGGCTCAGGCTGCACAGCAAGCGGCAGCGGCTGTGGAGGCTCCTGCCACGCAGCCGTCTCCAATGGAGCGCTACCAGCAGTTTATCTCCACACCCCAGGCAGGGGAAACGCCCGTCACCGCTGGCGACATCGCGGGGCGTGTGCGGCCGGAAGAGCTACCCCTTACCCAGGTTGGCCGCTCTGCGTTCCACAGGGAGTTGGACCAGATTGTTGGCTTCGAGTGGAGGAAGTCCGTGGAGGGCGTCAACGATGTCGCCCGCACGTTCCGCACCATTGGCTGGCGGCACCGGGACCTTCTCGAAGTACCGCAGGACGCCATGCAGGCCATGCGGGCCTCCACACCCACATGGTACGCCAAGCTGTTCGGCCTTGCGCGGGACGTGTTTGGCGAGGACATTGTGAAGCCCGTCCGGGACGCCCACTACAAGTACGCCAGCTTCGTCCACTTGTACATGAACAAGCTGGAGGACATCCTCAAGCCTTTCCTGCGGAACCCAGCTGCCCGTGAGCGTATCGCCCGTTACCTGGAGGGTGAGACCGTTGAGGGCTTGACCAAGCAGGAGATTCAGGCTGCAGAGCGGCTGCGGAAGGAGTTCTTCGGTGCAGACCCCGATAGCGGCCTGTTCAAAGAGTTTGGCCTGGACCCGAATCGGTTCCTCACGGACTACCTGCCGCGGCTCCGCAAGGGCGAGGACTTGTCCAAAATCCTCCCCGCCGAGGTGTACCAAGAGGTTAAGTTCTTCGCCGAGTTCGAGCGCACGGCCAAGGCCGTCGAGAACCGTGAGTACGATGTGCTTACGCTGGCAATGGCGTACCTGCGCTCTGGTGCGAAGCGCAAATTCTTCAAGCCGGTGCAGGACGTCATCGACCCACTTCTGAGCGACATGGATCCCAACCGCAAGCGCTTGTTTGACATGTGGTGGGGCGTGCTTATGGGCAGGCCCATCGCTGACGAGGTTATGATCAACACCATGATCGAGCGCTTGGCGGGGCCGGTGTACAGGGCGCTGAGGAAGCAGTTCCCCGACAGACCGGCACAGGAGTTGTCGCACCTGCTGGTTGAGATGACCCACATGGGTACCATCGGGTTCAACCCATTCAGCGCCATCAAGAACCTCACCCAGCAGTTGCATGTGGTCGGCGCTGTGGGACCGCAGTACTGGCTCAAGGCGCAACGAGCGCTCCGCACACAGTCCGGTAAGGAGCTACTCAATTACAACTGGGTCGGCCAGCACCGTGTCTACCTGCAGGGCCTTGAGTTGCAGAAGCGGATCCTGGACCGTATCTTTGGCCCTATCCCCGAGTGGGGCTTCAAGCTGTTCGAGTGGGCGGACCAGCAAAACGTGCAGACGGCCTACATGGCGGGGCTTCTCAAGGCGCTGGACGAGGGCAAGAGCCTGCGCCAAGCCATTGAGGAAGGCAACGCCCTAGCCGCCATGACGCAGTTCCTGTACGGCATTGACAGCCCGACGCTGTTCCGTACCCCTGTGGGCAGGCTTGTGGGCGTGCTCCACACCTACCCCGTGAACTTCGCTCGCATGTTGGAGGCTTACTGGAGCACGGGCCACCGCAAGGAGCTTGTCAAAACCATCGCCGCGCTGGTGTTGGGCGGGTACGTCCTCAGCGAGGCCACCGGCTTCAACTTCAGGGACATCCTCCCGTGGCGCACGCTGGAAGGGCACCCCATCTACAGCTTCCTGGTGAAGAAGGAGTTCTCCATTCCCGTCGAGACAGCTTTGGCGGGGGTTGAGGCCCTGCGTGCTCGCATCTTAGAGCGTGACCCGAGGCTGGTGCAGGAGGCCACCGACAAGTTCCTAGAGCACGCCAAGCAGTTCATCCCTGGTAAGGTGCAATATGACCGCTTCGCAAAGTTCATCCGCCGTGCCATGAACGAGTGGCAGGAGCTTGACGACCAAGGCGCGGTGCGCTACGCCGTGTCTCCCGGCGAGGCGGTGCGCGGCATTTTCGGCCCCACAACCGAGGCCGAGGACCGCTACAACCTGTACCGGGAGTACGAAGAAATCATCATGGAGGCGGTGGACCCCGAGGCGTTCACGACCACGGCACGGGCGGCTCAGGCCGTGGAGAACTTCCTGTGGGGAGACCCAGCCTGGAGGCTTGGGGAGCTACAGCGCAAGGCCGTGCAGTTGGGGCTGGACCCGCAGGAGGTTCACCAAAACGCCCTGCGCCGAGTCCGCAGCTACTATTACGGCACCGGCAGCCTGGGCTTCTGGCCTGCGGTGTACCGCGGCGACATCCAGCAGGCGCAGCACTATGCCCAAGTTCTCAAACGACTAGGCGTGACTGCGGTAGACGTTCAACGTTCGGGTGAGAATCGGGGCCTAGACCCGATCATCGTCTGGCAGGGGTTGCGAGTGTTTGGTGAGCCGTTGCCTTTGCGTCTGCAACAGTTCCCGCAAGCACCGTCTCTGCCGTCGCCTGCTTCTATCCTAAGGGGACGGCCTCCACAAGCACCGTCTCTGCCGTCGCCTGCTTCTATCTTAGGAGGGGGGTAAATTGGAACAGAAGGAAACGAGCCTGTTGTACCAGATCCTCTTGGAAACCAGAAAGGAAATGAGAGAGGGTTTTCAAGCTTTGAGCACCAAGCTGGATCGTGAGCTAGACGAGCACGACCGCAGGATTCGGGAGTTGGAGCAGGCCAAATCGAGGCTGTTTGGTATGGCCGCTGCAACGGGCGGGATTGCCAGCGCCATTTGGCAGTTCGTAATGCACTGGCTACAGGGTGGGAAAGACTGATGCAGCTAACCAAGAACTTTCACCTAGACGAGTTTCGGTGTAGGTGCGCGGACGCAGGCAAATACAAGCCGGGAACACAGAGCGAGTACTGCGGCGGGCTGGCAATTGTCCAGCCCGTTCTTGTTGAAAAGCTGCAAGCGCTGCGTGACCACTTCGGCTCCCCGGTCATCGTCACATCCGGCTACCGTTGCCCTGCTTGGAATCGACGCCACGCTGGCGGGTCGGAAATGTCATGGCACATGAGCGGCTATGCCGCGGACATTTGGGTGCGGGGCGTTGGCGTGTTGGAGGTGGGAAAGGTCGCAGACGAGCTTGGGTTCCGAGGCATTGAGGTGTACCCCGACAACGGCTTTGTCCACGTGGACATGCGCCCATGGGGTGCGGTGTGGAGAGGAGACAACTACAGGAGGTTGATTGGCAATGCGTAAGACTGTGGTGCTGCTGGTTGCGTTGCTGCTTCTGGCCTTCCCTGTGCTGGCTCAGGCACCGACACAGGAGGAGATTCATGAGGTTGTCGGTGCCATCGTCGGCGACATCGCCCTGGGCGGGCTGGAGCTAGCCACCCTTGTGGTGATGGTCGTCGGCATAATCNGGTANTTTACAAAGCTGGACGGCAGGCGGGTTATCCTCCTAGTGTTCGGTGTGTCCATCGCCGCTGTGGTAGCGTATAACGTGCTCGAAGGCGGTATGCCCCTCGGGTCAGCAGTGCTAGCGGCAATCTCCGTGGCGCTAACGGCCATCGGTGGCCACCAGACAGTAGGCAAGTGGCTCAAGGACCTGCTTGGTGTGGGAAAAACGGAAAGCCAGGTTGGTACCGGATAGNCGGCGTAGGCTGGGTCTACAGGCGTCTGGTTGATGTCCGAGAGGCTATCAACTCCCCGCCGACGCTGGATGACTCAGCGGCCCGCGAGTGGCAGCGCAAAGGGGCGGCACTCAACGTGCCGCCCCCTACCTTCTCCATTACGTTCAAAACCGAAGGCGGCACGGTGCTGGTGTGGGACCGGGAAGCTCGCAAGTGGGTTCCATCAAAAAGATGAGGCG